CTTATTAGGGTTTGCTCAAACTGAATGTGCAGTTTCTGATTATTGGACTAACATGGTTACTGAATGGTTTCCCAAACATGAAATTAGACAGATGGCCATGGCTTTTGGTTCAAACGAAACAGTACACGCTGTTGCTTATAGTTACTTAAACGAAACATTAGGATTAGATGACTTCTCAGCATTTCTGCACGAACCTGCAGTAGCTGAGAAGTTTGAACTCCTTACTACAACTACCGCTGATTGGACACATAAAGATTTGGCAACAAATCCAAAAGCAAGACAAGAAGTTGGTAGAAGTTTAGCAATATTCTCTGCATTCGCTGAAGGAGTATCTCTATACTCTTCATTTGCAGTACTCTACTCATTCCAAATGAGAAATAAGTTAAAAGGTATCGGACAACAAATGAAATGGAGTGTAAGAGATGAATCTCTACATTCTAAAATGGGTTGTCAATTGTTCAGACATATGTGTGAAGAATATCCTGAACTTTTGGAAGATAGTAGAGAATCAATCGAAGAAGCTGCTAAACTAATTGTTCACTTAGAAACAAACTTTATTGATAAAATCTTTGAATTGGGTGATTTAGAAAATCTTGAAAAAGCTGATTTAAAAGAATTCATTAAAGATAGAACAAACCAAAAATTACAAGAATTAGGATATGAACCAATTTTTGAATTCGATAAAAAGAAAGCAGAAAACCTAGAATGGTTCTACCACTTAACAGGTGGTCATACTCATACTGATTTCTTTGCCGTTAGACCTACTGATTATAGTAAGGCAAACGAAGGAGAAGATTGGGGTGATTTATTTTAAATAAATGAAAAACAAAAAGGTTACAATAACAGATACGAGAATATCGTATGATATTGATGATTCCAAAATTGTAATGGATGTAGTATCCAAAGAACTGATGGAATTTTATTCTAATATAGTTACACAAAATGGTGGAAAGGTATTAGATGTTGGATTCGGATTAGGGTATAGTGCTAATGCAATCTATAATAAGGTTGGTAATTATCATTGTATTGAAGCAAATCCTCAGATTTTCAAAAAAGCTCAGAAATGGGCAGAAGGAAAAGAGAATGTTCATTTATACTTTGGAGATTGGGTAGATGTAATTCCAACTTTAGATGTTAAGTTTGATGGTATCTTTATGGATACTTATGATGACCCTAACTATTTTAAGTTTGAAGATTATTCAAAACTAATTTCAAATGAAAATTGTGTATTATCGGTTTATAGCTATTTCTTATTAAGAGATGTTAAAGATTTAAATTCACATTATTTTGAAATTAATTCAACTCATAGAGAAAATTATCCAAAAATAATTGAAAAAGGACATACTTGTAATTGGTCATATTTTACAGAAGGTGTGTTTCAAAAAAAGAAAAATATAAAACAATTAATATAAAATGGCAAAAAATTACGGAGAAGAATTAGGTTGGGAACTTGATGTGGATTTCCCATCATGGGCAAATACAGAAATATATGTTAAAACAATATCTAAAGGATATTTGTTACCTGGTGAAAAACCAAAGGATGCCTATTGGAGAGTTGCATCAAGAGTTGCGATGAGATTAGAAAAACCTCAGTTAGCAACTAAATTCTTCGATTATATATGGAGGGGTTGGTTAAACTTAGCAACACCTGTTCTTTCAAATACCGGTACTGATAGAGGATTACCTATATCTTGTTTTGGTATTGATGTTGCCGATTCAATTTACGATATCGGTTCTAAAAATTTAGAACTAATGTTACTAGCTAAACATGGTGGTGGAGTTGGTATTGGTATCAATCAAATCAGACCAGCAGGAGCAATCATCACAGGTAATGGAACATCGGATGGTGTTGTACCATTCGCTAAGATATACGATTCTACAATACTTGCAACTAACCAAGGTTCGGTAAGAAGAGGAGCAGCATCTGTTAACCTTAATATCGAACATAAAGATTTTGAAGAGTGGTTAGAAATCAGAGAACCTAAAGGAGATGTAAATAGACAATCACTTAATCTACACCAATGTGCAGTTGTAGGTGATAAGTTTATGAGAAAACTCGAAGCAGGAGAACCTGATGCGAGAAGAAAGTGGGGAAAATTACTACAAAAAAGAAAAGCAACTGGTGAACCATACATCATGTACAAAGGAAATGTTAATAAAGCTAATCCTGATATGTACAAAAAAAATGGATTAAAAGTTCATATGACAAACATATGTTCTGAAATTACTTTACACACCGATGAGAATCATTCATTTGTTTGTTGTTTATCATCAGTAAATCTTGCTAAGTACAATGAGTGGAGAGATACTGATTTAGTTTATACTGCAACTTTATTCTTAGATGGTGTACTTTCTGAATTTATTCAAAAGGCTAAAAACATGAAAGGGTTTGAACATTCTGTTGCATCTGCTGAAAAAGGTAGAGCATTAGGATTGGGAGTTTTAGGATGGCACACTTACCTACAACAAAATGGTATTCCATTTGAAGGTATGGAGGCTCAATTTGAAACTCGTAAGATTTTTTCTCAGTTAAAGATAGAATCAGATAGAGCATCAAGAGATATGGCATCAGAATATGGTGAACCTCTTTGGTGTAGAGAAAGTGGATTTAGAAATACTCACTTAAGAGCAGTTGCTCCAACAGTTAGTAACTCTAAATTAGCTGGAAACGTATCTGCTGGTATTGAACCTTGGGCGGCGAATGTATTCACCGAACAAACTGCAAAAGGAACTTTCATTAGAAAGAACAATGAGTTGACAAAGGTTCTAAGAAAAGCAGGTATCAACAATAAAGAAACATGGGATAAGATTTTAGAAGATGGTGGTTCAGTACAAGATATCACAGAACTAGATAAGTGGTGTTACTTAGAAGGTAAAATGGTACTTTGTGAAGAAATTACTAATGGAGATAGAGATAAGATTTATCCTGTTAAAGATGTTTTCAGAACTTTCAAAGAAATTAATCAAATGGACTTAGTTAAACAAGCTGGTATTAGACAACAGTATATTGACCAAGGTGTTTCATTAAATTTAGCATTCCCTTCCATTGCATCACCGAAATGGATTAACCAAGTAACTATGGAAGCTTGGAAACAAGGAATTAAAACATTGTACTACATGAGAACTGAATCTGTTCTTAGAGGTGATATCGCAACAAGGGCAGTTGACCCCGATTGTGTTGCGTGTGATGGTTAACTAATTAATTAAATAGGAGAAATTAAAATGGTAGAAGTAAAGAAATTTTATGCAGAATGGTGTGGACCTTGTAAGGTTCTAACACCTCTTATGGAAAATGTAAAAACAAAGTTTACATCTGTTAAATTTGAAAATGTAGATATTGATTCACAATTCGAAATAGCTCAGAAATACTTTGTTCGTTCAGTTCCAACAGTAATTATCGAAAAAAATGGTAAAGAAGTTGAAAGATTTGTAGGAGTTCAATCAGAATTAGCTTATATAAATGCTTTAAATGAAAATTTATCATAAAAAATTAGGAATTCTCGATTTTTTTTCGTATATTTACATAGTAAATAAAAATAATACAATATATGGCAGGAATTAAATTCGTACACACCGAAGAAAAAGAAGTAACATTAAAAAGAACACCACTTGTTCCTTTTAATAAAAGTAAAAAATTAAGTAGTATGGATGGTGGGAACATATTATACTACATTGATACCGAAACTGCATTCAAACTAAAACTTGAAAGTTTCGTAGATTTCACACAAAAACATCCACAGAGTAATAACTACGCTCTGATTACTGTTCCAATCGAAAGAGTACAAAATTAAAATTAAAAAATTATGTCAAAAACCTTATGGTTTTTTAGTAATAGGTTACGAGGTGAATCTCATCCAAAGGCAAAACTAACATCTGAACAAGTAATAGAGATAAGAAAACTATATTCTCAAGGGTTTTCTACTAATGTTATTGCTCGTAACTATAAGGTATCTACTTGGAACATAGAAGAAATAGTAAAAAGAAAAACTTGGACACATTTATAATAAAACTTAAAAAAAAATAAAATGAATAAATACAATGAAGTTAAACTCGAAGAGAACTATAATAAGTTTCTTGAGGCAATAAAGAAATCGTTTGATGGAGAACGATTAGAAAAATTACTCCATATGTACTCGATGGAAGAATTAGGACCAAACCTAATGTTATCACCAGCGAGTGGAAACGTAAACTATCACAATGCTTATGAAGGTGGTTATATTGACCATGTTATGAATGTAGCTAGAAATTCACTCAGAATGATGAAACTCTACAAAGAAGCAGGTGGTGTTATTGATTTTACACAAGATGAATTATTATTTGCAGCGTTCCATCATGATTTAGGAAAACTAGGAAGTAAAGGAAAAGTTCATTATGTAACAAACCCTTCTGATTGGCACGTAAAGAATCAAGGTAAGATATATGTTAGTAATTCAGACCTATCATATCTAACACATACTGATAGAACATTCTTCTTATTACAAGAATATGGAATTAAGTACAATGAAAACGAATATTTTGGAATCAAACTTACTGATGGTATGTATGATGAAGATAATATTAAATATTTCAAAGTATTTGACCCAAAAAACTACTTAAAATCAAATATACAATTTATACTTCATTGGGCTGACCATATGAGTACTTGTATAGAAAGAGATACACAAAACGCACCATTTTAGTATGTGTGGAATTATCGGTGGAAATAACTATAACTCATCTTCTATAAAAGATGGGTTAAATAAGATACTACATAGAGGTAGAGATAATTCAACTATTGAACAAGTTGAAGATTTCTACTTTGCTCATAATAGATTATCAATACAAGATTTATCAGAATTTGCAAATCAACCACTTTGGAACGAAGATAAAACAGTTTGTATAGTTTATAATGGTGAACTATGGGGAAGTAAACTTACCGATAAACTTAAGAGTAAAATAACAATACCATTCAGAACAACTTCTGATACTGAAATTATATTAAACTCTTACTTAGAGTTCGGTGTAGATTCTTTCAAAGATTTAGATGGTATGTTTTCTTTTTGTATTATTGATACACGAAGTAAAACTGCATATTTAGTTAGAGATTATATTGGTGAACTTCCTTTTTGGTATTCAATTGATAAATTAACTAATAAGTTAGCATTCTGTTCAGAGAAAAAAGGATTACCTTTATCGGATATTTACATGAAGAGTGTAAAGACAGTTTATCCTGGCACATATGTTGAATACAACTATGAAACACTATATCATAGTGTTAAAACTTACTATGAACTACCTAACGAAATAATAGAACACGATAGAGATACTATTATTAAGAATATAAGAAGTTTATTAGGAGAAGCCGTTCAAGCAAAAATGATTTCGGATGTTCCTATTTGTACACTTCTAAGTGGTGGAATTGATTCTGTAATAACAACATACCTTTTATCTAAGTTATATCCTAAATTAGAAGCATTTGTAGTAACAACAGAGGGTGGTAGTGATATAAAGTTTGCAAGAATAGCAGCAAAAGAATTTGGTATCAAATTACATGAAATTCATATGACAAATGATGAAATCATGAATTCAATTGATACTACGTTATATGTAACTGAATTAACAAAATGGCAGAATATAGGTAGTGCACTTGCAACTATTAAATTAGGTGAAGAAATAAACAAACATGGATTTAAAGTAGTGTTTAGTGGTGATTTATCTGATGAAATTTGGGGTAGTTATGGTCACATTCAAGCATTTCATTATACACCTGAAACGTATGATATAGCAAGAAGAAAATTAATAAAGGATGTACATAAAGGAAACTTTCCATCACAAAATCAATCTATGATGTGGGGTGGTACTGTTGAAATTAGAACTCCTTACTCTTGGAGACCATTTGTAGAGTACTCTTTAAACATTCCTCCATTGTACCAAAATGAAAAGGGACATATGAAACCATTATTAAGAGAAGCATTTAAAGGAGAAATATCAGATGAGTTATTGTGGAGAAAGAAAGTTTGGTTTGCACAAGGAGCAGGAACATCAGATGGTATAGAAAAAATAAAAGATACATTAAAAGATAGATTGAAGAATCAGTTTCAGTATAAAGATGATTTAAATATAAAGAAGTTTTGGGGTTAAATGTAGTTCATATAAAAGAAGAAGGTGAAGAGATGGATAAGGTCATTGAAGATACAATGGCTATTATCGATATGTATCCTGATATATTTCCTCATATGTACAAACAAGGATTCAAACTTGTTAAAAGAATCAAACGAGGTAACTTAGTTTTACAAGATGGTGTAATGATTACATTTACACAATATACACATGGTGGTAAACTATCTCGAAATGCAACAACAATAAAGAAAACAAATGATTTTATTATTCATCAGATAGCATCAGACCAAACCCAAAAGGGTTCAACTAAAAAGGTATTAGATGAATTTGTAGAATATTGTAAATCAAAAAAAGCTGGTAATATATTATTAACTGTTCGAGCTTTCAACGAAAGGGCTCGTAAATTCTATGAAAGATATGGATTTAAGTACGATTCAGATATACAATGGAATTCAAAGGAAACAGGTATAATACCAGGTGTAATTTACAGATTACAACTAGAAAAAATAAAAAGTGAAAAGTTTTTTCAGTTTTAGCTTGTATAATTAAAAATAATTTCGTATATTTGTACTAACAAATCCATTATAAGTCATGAAATGGGTTTAAATAATTTTTAAAAAAGAAATTTTATGCCAAAGATTAAAACCAAATGGGTAAAAATACCTGTTGAAACAACTTCATCCCATTGGATGAACAAAGTAGAAGATGCTCAGTCAGATGTGTATTCAGAAGCTTATGCAAAAGCTTGGGAAAAATATTTTTGCTCAAGATAATGAAATAAACGTTGTGGGTTCGGACATAACCATATTGTAAATGAAAACGTTGAAATAGAAAAAAGTCCAAACTCTCACTATAAAAATGAAGTGAGGTTATAACAAATATTAAATAAAAGAATATTATGAACAAGTACAATTACACGAAAAAGCAAGCTATATCATTAGCAAATTCCGCTTCCATTAAGAATAAAAATGGTAAAAAGTGGGAAACAATCGTAGAAACTAAATTTAAAAAAAATGAGATTCTACCAGATATAAAGGATTTAAATAAATCCTTGTTTAAGACAAAAACTTATTGGTTTTATAATGGTGGTAATCGTTTAAGAACCAAACTTATTGACCAGTGGTTACCAAAATTCAATCATATTATTGAAAATAAAAATTCAATAGGAGACGCTCAAATTGATGAATTTATAATAGCAACTGATTCTTTAGTAAGTGATTCTTCAGAAGAAGATTCACAATTTGGAGATAATTACAAATATATTGCTCTAATACGAGAAACACCTGATAAGAGACAAACCGAAAGATTAGATAGTATCAGAAAAAATCATCCTACTAATTTCGAATATTATTTTGGAGAAAGAGGACTTGAAGAATATATGGATTCTCTTACGAATCCAATTGAAAAAAAACAATTACCAGTTGGAAAAGTCGAGTGGACTGATATTAATTGGTTACTTGATAATGAAATCAATAGAGATTTAGACATGGTTCATGTTTATGAGTTAATGGATTCTTTATTAGCTGAAATGAGAAATGGAAGTGTGAGAGGATTGGTAAGACCTTTGATTGGTATTAAGGCAAATGGAAAAGATTATTTAGTCGATGCTCATCATTTAAAAAAGGCTATTATCTTAATAAATAAATTTACGCAGTGGAACATAACCAAAGTACCTGTTTATTACTTAACTCATTTAGAAGATTGTACTGAAGAAGAGCTTACAATGTTGATGAGTGTAATTAATGTACTAGTAAAAAAATGGAATCCATTCAATTATGTTGGGTTATGGGAAAAAACTTATGATAAATTAAATGAAGAGGATAGAAAATTTCCATATACTAAATTGAGAGAAGAAATGGAAAGATTAAATCCAGCAGACCCTGCAAAATCACCAATTCTTCATGCATTTTGTATTTCTGATAGAGCAGAGGAAAAAGATTGGGGAAATAATACTAAGAAAGTTACTTTTGGCCAATTAAAGTTTACAGAAGAGGATTACACTAAAAAATACAAACCAATTGTTGATTCCATAATAAAACTTAAAGAAAGAATAACTAAGACACGAGGTGTAATTGGTAAAGACTATATCAATAAAGATACACAAGAAAAAGAGAAGTCACCAACAAACGTCAGCTCTGTTTTGAGAGCATTTGCTACTGAACTTTCTGTTCAAGGAACTGAGATATCAGATAAAGAAGTTTATTATCAAATATTACAAGAATTAGCAAATGGATATTGGGATTCAAAAAATGGGGTATTACCAATTTGGACAGATGAACAATCATATAACATAAAAAATTGGAGAAGTATTAGTAATTTTCCAAGAAGAGCAAATGAAATGAAATTTCTTGTAAGAGATGAAATAATTCCTACACTAGAAGAAGATTTAACTTCAGAATAGTACAAAATTAAAATGAATAGTATAGAATCAATATTAAATAAATACAAAAAGGGTACTTACGAAGGTGAGTACCCAACTGTATCTGAAGAAGATTTTAATTTACTCAAGAAGAACTTTGATAAGTTAGAAGTAAAGGAAGCATTTGCTGATTTGTTTATGGAGTATCCTCTTCCTTATGCAACTGATAAGTACACAATAGAAGATGCTAGAGATGATTATATGAAACTCAAAGGTATTAGGTACAACGAGTTGTTAAAAGAAGAAGAGTGGTTTCCAAGAAAAGGAAGAGAATCAAACTATCCACTTACATACGATGGTAAACAGATTTTATTTAAGAGATATAACTTAGGTAATTTATCATCTAATTTTTGGCAAGAGTCCAACAGGTGGAGTATTTGTTCCGCCGGGTATCCCGGTCCAGCCAGAACTTGGAGAACGAGACCGTTTATGATATCTTTAATGGGAGCGGCATATTCTTTAAAGTTACCACAAGTTGGTAAAAAGGAATTAAGAATAATGATTGGATTGAGAAAGTATATTGCTTCTCAACACAAACCAAACGTTACTAAAGCTATTACAGAATATCTAGGTAGTAAAACTATGTTAGATTTCTCAATGGGTTGGGGTGATAGATTAAGTGGGGCATTTGCAAGTGAAACAATAGAACACTATGTAGGTTTAGACCCTCGTAAAGAGAATCATCCAATTTATATAGAACAAGCTGATTTTTATAGAAAACATACTTCGTTCTTTGAGAACCCAACTAAAACAAACTTTTACCAATCACCAGCAGAAGATTTTGATTATTCAGATTATCAAGATTACTTTGATTTGGTATTTACTTCACCTCCTTACTTTAATGTAGAACGATATGGTGATGATGATACTCAAAGTTGGATAAGATATAAAGATATTGATGGTTGGAATAAAAACTTCTTACATAAAACTTTAGAAAAAGTTATACCAACTGTAAAAAAAGGTGGATTAATTGCAATCAATATTGCTGATGTATTCACAAGTGGAAAGGGAAGTACTAAAGATTGGAAAGAAATTACAAACCCTATGGGAGATTTCTTAATATCAAAAGGATTAACCTACAAAGGTTGTATTGGTATGGAAATGGCAAAAAGACCTAATAGTGGTGGAGCAGGAACAGTAAAGAAAACAGAACACAATCAAAATCAGTACTCAGAAGAAACATTAAAGAACTCAGAAGAGAATCAAAATAAAACTTTTGGTGAGCCAATTTGGATATTTGAAAAATAATTCGTATATTTGTATTATGACTACAAAACAACTTTTAAGAATATTAGCTAATCCAAGGTGGGATTATACAAAATCTTTTGAAAAATTACAAATTGGCAAATGCTATGGATATCCATGTACTTACTATCGTTATAAGGATAGTATTTTAACATCACCTGGTGCACATTTCTTCGTTGCAACAAAAAGAAAATCTAGAGGAAAGGGTTATGCAGAAGAATTAATAAAAAGAGTTTTCAATATTACAAAATATATGATGACTACAATTTATTGTGAAGATGAAAAAAATATGGAAAGCTTATTGAAAAGACTTGGATTTTTATCCAATGAAAGAGGAGAATTTATAAAAGAATAACTTAATGTATCAGAATATTTACTACCAACGAGAAAGAAATTTAATCCATCTTTGGGATGACCAAAGAGGATATTCGGCATTTCCTTATACAAGATATGCGTATGAGAAAGCATTAAGAGGAGAGTATAAATCTATTTATGGAGATACTCTAACTAAGATTCACAAGTTCAAAAAAGATGACCCGGATTTATTTGAATCCGATGTACCTGAAACTACACGAGCATTAGTAGATTTATATTCAGACAAAGATGATATATCCGAAGGTCATGTTATCCTTACATATGATATTGAGTGTGAGATGTTAAGTGGATTGCCAGACCCATTAGAAGCTAAGAATGAATTAACTTCAATTGCACTTCACGATTCAGCAACAGACCAATATTGGGTATTAGTTGTTGATAAGGAAGGTGGTATGAAAGAAAAAACTACTGATAAATGTATCGTATTTCCATTCCAAGATGAAAGAGATATGTTAATGAAGTATTTGGAGTTATATGAAATGATTAATCCATCAATCGTTACAGGTTGGAACATTGATTATTTCGATACACCAATGTTATACAACAGAATCAAAAGGTTACTAGGTGAGAAACAAGCAAACAGATTATCACCAATAGGACAATGTTTCTGGTCACCTTATCGTAAGAGATATTTTATGGCAGGTGTATCTTATTTAGATTACATTACACTTTATAAGAATTACAATTATGGTGAATTACCAAACTATCGATTGGATACTATTGCTCAAAAAGAATTGGGTAGAGGTAAGATTGAATACCAAGGAAACTTAGACCAATTATTCAGAGATGATATTGAAAAGTTCATTGAGTATAACTTAGTGGATGTTGAGTTGGTTGTAGATTTTGATAAGAAACTTCAGTTCATTGATTTATGTAGAGGTATCTGTCATGCTGGTCATGTACCATATGAAGATTTCGTTTACTCATCTAAATATCTTGAAGGAGCAATGTTAACATATCTAAGAAGAAGAAACTTAGTTGCACCAAATAAACCAGCAGATAGACAAGAACGAATGCAAGAGATTCGTGATAATAACCAAGAAAAGTTTATCGGAGCATATGTAAAAGCACCAATCGTTGGTAAGTATGAATGGATATATGATTTAGATTTAACATCTCTATATCCTTCTATTATTATGACAGTAAATATTTCACCTGAAACTAAGATTGGTAAGATTCAAGATTGGGATGTTCAGAAATATTTAAACAAAGAAGTTGATACTTATTATATCGGAGAAGATTCGATATCAAAAGAAAATCTAAAACAATATTTGGATAAATCAAAGTTCGCAGTTGCATCTAATGGTGTACTTTACAGAACAGATACCGTTGGTTGTATACCTGGTATTCTTGACTTGTGGTTTCAAAAACGAGTTGAGTATAAAAACGAAATGAAAAAATATGGAAAAGCAGGAGATAAAGAAAAATATGCCTTCTTTCACAAACGTCAGTTGGTTCAGAAGATTTTACTTAACTCTTTATATGGTGTGCTTGGGCTTCCTGCCTTTCGGTTCTATGATGTTGATAATGCTACCGCTGTTACCACGACAGGACAGACAGTTATTAAATCAACTGCGGATATGGCTAACATCAAGTACAACAAGGAGCTTAATACTCCTGATTTGGATTCTAACATATACATCGATACTGATTCTGTATTCTTCTCAGCAGTTCCTTTAATGGATAAAAGATTTCCTAATTGGAAAGATGAAGAACAAGATGTAATTGCTGGTTATGTAAATGATATTGCAGAAGAGATGCAAGATTACCTTAATGATTTCTACGATATAATGTCAAAGAAGATTTTCAATGTAGATGTTGATAAACATAGATTGGAGATTAAGAAAGAGTATGTTGCAAAAGCAGGATTGTGGGTAGCAAAGAAAAGATATGCACAATGGATTATATCAGATAATGGTGTACCTGTTGATAAGTTGGATGTAAAAGGATTAGATGTTAAACGTTCATCGTTCCCTAAAGCATTCCAAGAATGTATGGGTACAGTTCTTATTGATATTCTAAAAGGTAAAACCGAAGAAGAAATTTCAGATTATGTTTTAGATTTCAAAAAGAATATGGTAAACAGACCTACTGTTGAAATTGCAAAGAACTCAGCAGTAAAGAATCTTAAAAAATATATGCCGAAAGGTAAGAGAGAAAGATTCTCAATGATGAAAGGAACACCTGCTCATGTTAAAGCAGCAATCTTATACAATGATTGTTTGAAACATTTCAATGCTCCTTTCAAATATGAACCAATGAAAAATGGTGATAAAGTAAAATGGGTATATCTTAAAGATAATCCACTAGGAATTGATGGATTAGCATTCACAGGTTACAAAGACCCACCAGAAATAGAAGAGTTTTTAGCTACTTACATTGACCACAACAAAATCTTCGAAAGAGAATTAGGACATAAACTTCAAGTTTTCTTTGATGCAGTTGGTTGGGGTGAAGTAATTAGTGAACAAAGAACTGCTGAAAAGTTCTTTAACTTTTAACATGACAATATGTCAGTATAATACCAAATGGTACAAAAATTGAAATTAATAAATTAAATATAAAACAAATGAGTAAAGAAAGAATCGAATCAATCGATGTAAAACAATTGGCAAATGATGTTATCAAATATGGAATATTAGATACAAAAGAATCAAAAGAATTAACAAGTTTAATTATGGATGTTAGGAAACCAACACATGGATATTGTTCAGATATGACCGCTGGTTATGAATGGCCTAACAACTCTATATCAAATTTTCACAAATAATGAGTAAAAAATTATCAACAAAGATGAAAAATCATCGAGAACATACTGCCGAAAGGAGTGTAATTAAAAGAACAAGAAGAAAAAATAAAAAGTAAAGTTATGAGTGAAAAAATTTATGTAAGAAAGTGTGAAAGATACACACTATGGGAAGCAACAAAACCAATCGAGGTTGATGTTGAAAAATTAAGAAAGTGTGAACCACCATATGAAGGTAACACACCAGAAGAACTTTTAAATTATCTTGGAGATAATGTTTGGTGTAACGAAGAATTCTATGATAATGAAACTAATAAAGAAGTTTATGGTGAAGATGAAGTATATGATTTATCTATGGAAGAAGCATATGAAATGGAAGTATATTCAGATTCAAGAAATAAAGGATGTGAAGATTGGATAGATGTTGGAGTACCAAATAAAGAATACACCAAGTATGGTGGATTTGAAGTAAAAGCAACAAATGTATAATAAACAGAAATGGCAAAACTAAGAAGAAAAGTGATTATCACAACAATTCGTTGGGAAGACACAGAAGAATTAACAGAGGACCAAGTCAAGAGATGGAAATCAGAAGATAGTGACCTACAAGATGAAGTTCACGATGAGGTAGTGGATGATTTTGATTTGGTGAGAGATAAAGTATTAGAGGACACTGAGTGGCCTGAATTAATAGAAGAATAAAGATATGGCAAAACAATTAAAATTTGATGTACAAGCAAGAGAATCCCTTAAGAATGGATTAGATACTCTTGCAGATGCAGTAAAGGTTACATTAGGACCGAAAGGTAGGAATGTTCTTTTACAGAAAAAACAAGGTCAACCACATATTACCAAAGATGGTGTATCGGTTGCAAAAGAAATTGAGTTAGAAGATGTTTTTGAAAACATGGGAGCTCAATTAGTTAAAGAAGTTGCATCCAAAACTGCTGATGAGGCAGGAGATGGTACAACTACTGCGACTGTTCTTGCTCAAGAGATAGCAAGATTAGGATTTGATTCAGTAGAACACGGAGCAAATCCAATGGAACTTAAAAAAGGTATTGAAAGAGCAGTTGGTATTGTAACAGAAGAACTTAGTAAACAAGCAATTGTTGTTGGTTCTGATTATGATAAGATTAAACAGATTGCTACTGTATCTGCAAATAACGATTCTACAATTGGTGAACTTATTGCTGATGCATTTCAAAAGGTTGGAACTGAGGGTGTAATTACAGTTGAGGAATCCAAGGGTATCCAAACTTCAATGGAACTTGTAGAAGGAATGCAATTTGATAGAGGTTATTTATCTCCTCACTTTGTAACTGATCCAGAAAAAATGAATGCAGTATTGGAAAATCCTTACATTCTTTTAATTGATGGAAAGTTAACTTCAATGAATGATATTTTATCTTTATTAGAAGATGTATCTGGTCAAGGTAAATCTTTAGTTATTATTGCAGATGATGTACAAAGTGATGTACTTGGTACGTTGGTAGTAAATAAACTAAGAGGTATTTTAAATGTGTGTATAATCAAATCACCAGCATTCGGAGATAGAAAGAAAAGAATGATGGAAGATATTGCAATCTTAACAGGTGGTACATTTATATCTGAAGAACTTGGTTTCAAATTATCAGAAGTAACAGTAGATAAGTTAGGTTCTTGTGAAAAAATTACAATTGGTAGTGATAATACTACTATTGTTAATGGTCAAGGTTCATCTGAATTAATATCAGAACGAATCCAACAACTTAAATCTCAGATTGATAATTCAACTTCAGATTACGATAAAGAAAAACTTCAAGAAAGATTAGCAAAATTAGCTGGTGGAGTTGCAGTACTTTATATAGGTGCTGGTTCTGAAGTTGAGATGAAGGAAAAGAAAGATAGAGTAGATGATGCACTTCATGCTACCAGAGCTGGTATCGAAGAAGGTATCGTTGAAGGTGGTGGTATTGCATTACTTAAAATTCAAGATGTTCTTTCAACTAAAGAATGTGAAGGAAGTGAATCTTTTTGTACTGGATATAATATAATAATAGAAGCACTTGCTTCTCCTATATCACAGATTCTTAAAAACTGTGGTGTAACCGAGGGTTCTGTTTTAGAACACATTAAAAGAAGTGGTGGTGGATATGATGCTAAGAACGAAAAGTTTGTAGATATGTTTGAAGCAGGTATCATTGACCCTAAGAAAGTAACAAGAGTTGCAATTGAAAATGCATCATCAGTTGCTAGTATGATTTTAACAACTGAGTGTATGGTTGTTAACAAGCCAGAAGAAAAATCACAATTTCCAATGATTCCTGTTGGAAATGTGTAAAATAAATACGAAAAGATTTGGTAGTTTCAAATAAATTTCGTATATTTGTACAAATATAAATTATAATTAAGTAAATAAACAATGGAAAAACAATCATTAAACAGGTTCGTATCAAAATACAACCTATCAGGTTTAGTAGAATCTGTAAAGTGGGAATCAAAAGATGGTTCTCTAACTACTTCTTTCATCTCTGATGATAAATCAGTTTTAGGAAGTGTAAGTATGAAAGAATTCGAAGGTTCGGATTCTGAATTTGGTGTATATGATACAACCAAATTAACAAAGATGTTATCAGTTCTTGGTAACGATGTAGATTTCTCAATCAATGATATTGATGGGAAACCAGTTTCTTTGAAATTCAAAGATAAATCAACATCTGTAAATTATATGTTAGCTGATTTATCAGTTATCCCTAATGTACCAGATTTGAAACAATTGCCACCATTTAATGTGGAAATTAAATTAGATTCAACTTTTATATCTACTTTTATTAAAGCAAAAGGTGCATTACAAGATGAGAACAACTTTACATTTACTTGTAAAGATAACAAAGGAACTATTGTATTAGGTTATTCAAACATTAACACAAACAGAATTAACATTGATGTTGATTGTACTTGTGAAGGTGATGTAGACCCAATCTCATTTTCTGCAACATATCTAAAAGAGATACTAGTTGCAAACAAAGAAGCAACAGATGCTACCTTGAAGATTTCATCTCAAGGATTGGCACATATTTCCTTTTCAATTGACAACTATGAATCAAATTACTATCTTGTAGAAATTCAATCATAATGGCTAAGAAATATTTTTACGAACAAAGTAAATTTTCCGAGTTTAAATCAAATAGAACTTATCATCAGTTGTTAGAAATGACCGATGATGAGTTCAAAGATTGGGCAAGGTTAATCCGTAAGGAGATTGTAGATGCGTGGGATATTGATGGGCAACCTCCTGTTAAGGGAAAAACTGAAGAACAAATAATCAGTCATTTTGGTAAACTAAAAAAAGATAAGTGTGATTTTTATATGAAGGATGATGATGATGAAGAATCATTAGGAATCATAAAGAACTTTAATAAAAGTCAAAGTGTAGTAAATCAGTTTTTTCCAACAATGTTAAAAACTAGAATTTCTGTTGGTGAATCTGCTGATGGTGGAACATCTATTTATGATTATTTTGCTGAAGATTCTTTAGAAGATGGTTTTATAAAAACAATGGCAAGAGCAGTTAAGAGAGATTCTATGTATGCATGGTGTCGTTCATTAACAACTGTTAAAGATGAGAATCCTTTTTGGAATGGTCAAACACCATATAAATTCGTAAAGGATGTATATGATGGTAAGATATTCAAAGGTAAGTGGGAAAAATATGATATTGTACTTCACAGAACAACCGAAGCATCTATTAAAAAATATGGAGCTTTAAATGAAAATAAACAAACGTATGGAACAATTCTATTCTTAACTGGTAAACAGGTAAGAAGATTATTAAAAGAAGGATTTCTAAACAAACGTCAGATTTCAAATATTGGTGATATTCCTAATTCAAAAACTTTAAAAAATGGTAAAGTTGTTAAGTATGTATATAATGTTAGATGGTACAACATTACAGATGGTATCTTTCCAAGAATTATACAAGCATTTAGATTAGGATTAGGACAACCTGCTGTAAACTTCCCCGCATTAACTGCGAAATGGATTTACGAAAACTATACTAATCATATTGAACAAGATGAACCTCTTCATATTTATGACTCATCTGCAGGATGGGGTGGTAGAATTGCTGGAGCAATGAGTAGTAGAAAGAAAACTCATTATATTGGTACAGACCCTAATCCTGATAACTTTCTTGATGATTTGGGTATTTCTAGATATGAATATATGGCGAAGTTCTACAATGATAAGGTAGTTGATACTCATTCAGAGGCAATGACAAACTTTTTTGCAGTAGAAAAGCAAGGTAATACCTATGAGTTATTTCAAGATGGTTCTGAGTTAATTAAAAACAATCCAAAGTTTCAAAAGTATAAAGGTAAATTAGATTTATCTTTTACATCTCCTCCTTATTTTAATAGAGAACAATATTCTCAAGATGAGAATCAATCGTTCAAAGCATATTCAGAATATGAAGATTGGAGAGATAACTTTTTAAGACCTACTCTAACAACAATCTATGAATATCTTAAAAACGATAGGTATATCCTATGGAATATTGCAGATATTAAGATTGGTAAATCAATTTACTTTCCATTAGAACAAGATTCAATTGATATTCTTCAATCACTTGGTGGTGAATATAAGGGTAAACTTAAGATGACAATGGCAGCAATGATTGGTGCTAATGTAAACAAAAGAGAATCCATTGAAACAGGTATGAAAAATTTAGTTCAAGTTGGAACTACTTGGTACAAATATGAACCAATTTTTGTTTTTCATAAAAAATAATGAACTACTACTACCAGAGAAATAAGTTTGTAGATTTTAAATCAAATATTCTTTTCCATGAATTACTTGATACTAGTGATTCCGAATTCGAAGATTGGGCAAAAACTTTGCGTAAAGAAGTTACTGAACAATGGGATGAGTTCGGAAATCCACCTGTTATAGGTAAAAACCATGACAAAATTATTTCATCATTTGGTAAGTTAAAAAGTAATGATTGTAATTTTCTAATTAAAGATAATTCAGATTCCGAATCATTAGGTATTCTCAAAAACTTTAACAAAGATGCATCAGTTGTAAATCAGTTTTTTCCAACAATGTTAAAAACTAAAATATCAAGTGGTAAAACTGCCGAGGGTGGATTATCTATTTATGATTATTTTGGTAGTCCTGATATGGAGGATAAGTTTGTTAAAATAATGAAACGAGCAGTAAGAAGAGATTCGATGTATGTTTGGTCTCGTTCACTTGTTAATAAAAAAGATGAGAATCCTTTTTGGAATGGTCAAAGTGGATATGAATTTATCAAAGATGTTAAAGATGGAAAAGTATTCACAGGTAAGTGGAAAAATTATGATATTTATCTAACTAAATCAAAAGATAGTACATTTGATAACTATGGAACATTCAATGATGATTATGTTGGATTTACAAACATATATCTATCAGCAGATGAGGTAACTGAATTATTAAATAATAATTATTTAAATTCAAGGCAAGTTTCTAATATAAACAAAGTAGAAAAATCTTCAACATCTAAAAGTGGAAATGTAACAAAGTATTCATACATGGTTCGTTGGTATGATAAAACCGAAGGATTGTTTCCAAATATGTTAAGAGTAATACGTTTAAGTTGTGGACAAGCAGCTGTAAACTTTCCCTCATTAACTGCGAAGTGGATTTATGAAAATTACACTAATCACATAGATACAGATAAACCTTTAACTGTTTATGATTCATCTAGTGGTTGGGGAGGAAGAATCATAGGTGCTATGAGTTCTCGTAAGAAAATACACTATGTTGGTACAGACCCTAATCCTGACAATTATTTACCTAAGTTAAATAAATCTCGTTATGAATATGTAGCAGATTTCTATAATAATAATTGTATAGATAATCATTCAGATAAACTTACATCGTTCTTTGATGTAGAACCACAAGGTAATACATATGAGTTATTCCAAGATGGTTCAGAGTTAATCTCAAATAATCCTAAGTTTCAGAAATATAAAGGTAAGTTAGATATATCATTTACTTCACCACCTTACTTTAATAGAGAACAATATTCACAAGATGAAAAACAATCATTTAAAGCATATGAGGAGTATGAAGATTGGAGAGATAATTTTCTTAAACCTACTTTAACTACTATTTATGAATATCTGAATAATGATAGATACATCTTATGGAATATTGCTGATATTAAGATTGGTGAAAATACTTATTATCCATTAGAACAAGATTCAATTGATATATTAAATGAACTTGGATGTGAATATAAAGGTAAACTTAAGATGTTAATGACTAGAATGGTTGGATTAGACCCATCTAAGAGTGGAATTAAAAATGCAGTAAAACATGAAGGAAAGGCGTATAAATTTGAACCAATTTTCGTCTTTCATAAAAAATAAAAATATCGGAATGTAAAAATGAGTAAATTAATAAACCTCTTCGGTGGACCAGGTATTGGTAAATCTTCAATAGCAAATGGTATCACCTACAAACTCAAAAAGAAACATATAAGTTGTAATAATCCCTACGAATTTCCAAAGAGATTGGCATGGGACCACAACATACCAGCGATATCAGACCAACTTTATGTATTTGCTAATCAACATAGAGGAATAGCAGAATGTTATGGTAAAGTAGATTATATAGTGATTGATTCACCTATTTTATTTTCTACTATTTATCATCAGTACTATACAGAAGGATATCCTGCTGAATTTTATGGAGAACATTTCCATAATTTAGTTATTGATTTACATAAAAAATATGATTGTATCAATATCTTATTAGAACGAGGTGAAACAATACACAATGATGATGAACGATTCCAAGATTATCAGCAATCACTAGATATAGATAAACTGTGTAAAAAAGTATTAGAAGAAAACGAACTAGAGTATCATACAATTAAAGTTGGAGATAAAACAGTAAAAAAAATTATGAAATTATTAGGAAAGTCCAAATAAATTTCGTATATTTGTATAAACAAAAATTATATTACAATGGCAAACTTACAAGAAATCGCAAAAAAGTTTAGAGTATCAGATAATTTTCTTAATTCAAAAGAAGATGGGTTATTAATAGTAGCATCATCGTTACAAGATATTATTGGAGAAATGAATTCAGGACAAGTTGATAGAAACAAGAAAGAATCTCTGATAGAAAAATTAGAAAGATTAACCTCATTCTGTAAAGAAGTAAAAAACTCTTCATTCTAAAATGGCATTTTTCGAAGATAATAAAACAACTAACAAGGTAAATAACTCTCTATGGGTAGAGAAGTATAGACCGTCTAAACTAACAGAGTATGTTGGTAATGAACATTTAAAGGATAAGGTAAAAGATTATATTGAAAGTGGAGAAATCCCTCATCTTTTATTCTTCGGTAAAGCTGGTACAGGTAAAACAACTCTAGCAAAGTTAATTGTAAATTCAATTGATTGTGACCATATCATTATAAATGCATCTGATGAAAACAATGTAGATACTGTTAGAAACAAAGTAAAAGGATTTGCTTCAACTGTTGGTTTCAAAGATATGAAAATAATCATACTTGATGAGTTTGATTATATGACACCAAATGCACAAGCACTTTTAAGAAACTTGATGGAAACGTTTTCAAGACATTGTAGATTTATCCTAACTTGTAACTATGTTGAGAAAGTAATCTCACCAATTAGAAGTAGAACACAAGAGTTTCAGATTGTACCACCAACTAAAAAAGATGTTGCAGTACAAATCTCACAGATTTTAGGTAGGGAGGCAGTAGAATTCGAACCAAAAGACCTTGTACCTATCATTGATTCTTCATATCCTGATATTAGAAAGATTATTAATACTTGTCAGTTAAATTCATCTAAGGGAAAATTAAAACTCGATACAAGTTCTGTAATTGATTCTGATTTAAAATCAAAAGTAGTAGAACTTCTTAAAGGAAACGATTCAAAAGCGAATAAGTGGAAAAGTATTAGACAAGCAGTTGCTGATTCTCGTACACAAGATTTTACAGAACTTTATACGTTCTTATATGAAAAATTAGATGAATATGGTGGTTCAAATACATCAAACGTAGTTTTAATCCTATCAGAATCACAACACAAAGATGCATTGGTAGTAGATAAAGAAATTACTTTCATGAGTTGTATAATTCAAATAGTTGGAATAATTTAATTAAGAAATTGTTTGGATATATCATATATTTTTCGTATATTTACATAGTAAATAACATATATTATGTATCAACCTTATAAATACGACCCAAATAATCCTCTTAGTGAAGAGGAGTTAGATGACCTAGGTAAAGTAGATTTTGAAGGATTCTTAGAATACTTAGATTCAAAATCAGAATACCTTAAACAATTCACAAAACCTCTTAGTTCTTATCATACCAAAAGATATGCTTCTTTAAGTTCAGCACAACAAGGTAAAACAATCACAGATGAGGAACTTAAGAAAGCTAATGATATTGGTAGAAAAAATGAACTAGATGCTATTGATAAGATTAAAAATAAAGAGTGGAAAGATAAAGAACACGAAATGTTAAAAAAGACAGGTGTTAAGAATGTAAAAACAGACCGTTCTCAATGGTTCGATTAAATAAATAAATTATGGCAAAGATTATAGGAATGAATAATGGTGGTGGAAATACACCCCCACCTCAACAACCAAAGATAGATTTATCTAAGGCAACAGAAATGAAATGTCAAGAATGTGGTGGTACTGTGTTTATACCAGGTACTAAGTTCTTGAAGATTTCAAAAATGATAACAGGTACTCCACAAGATGCAATCATACCAGTAGAGTTATATCTATGTGGTGATTGTGGTGAAATAAACCAAGAGTTATTACCAAAAGAATTAAAAGGAAATGGCAACTAAATCATTATTTGACCACATAACAAATGTAACTTCTGTTCAAAATCCAAAGTATTGGGATGGATTAGAAGATGCAGATAAGAAAACTTGGAGCAACTATATGGTTCATCGTTTTCTTTCTATGAATCCTGATTGGATAGAAGTTCTTTCAGAGATACAACCATATACACAAACCCTAGAACCTAAACAACTATATCTTGCTCTTATTGGTATTTTACCGAGGGGTAGATATTATATGAGATATATTAAAGGTAAGAAATCTGATAAGTATGAATCTTTTTTAGTTGATTTATTAAAACAAGATTTCAATTGTTCAAAGAAAGAAGCAGAAGATTATTGTGAAATACTTTATGCAACAAAAGAAGGTAGAGAAAATATAAAGTATATTTGTGAAAAGTATGGTATAGATAAAAAACAAATAACTAAGTTAAAGTTAAAAATTAAGTAGAAAAAATTAGGATTTCTCATTTATTTTTCGTATATTTACATAGTAAATAAAACATAAAAGTATGGCAAGAGTAAGTTATTCTCAGTATGGTATGTATAGTTCATGCCAACAACAATACAAATTAAATTATATAGATAAGTTGGGTATTAGTAATGCTAATATTCATCTTATTTTTGGTTCAGCAATGCACGAAGTAGTACAACATTTCTTAGATGTGATGTATAATGTTACTAAAAAACAGGCATTACAACTAAACCTAGAAGAGATGTTACATTCCAAACTTGTAGAACATTTCATGAAGTACAAAGATAAGATGGGTGAAGATGACCCATGTACCCAAGCAGAACTTGGTGAGTTCTTTGAAGATGGTAAGAAAATCTTAAAATACTTCACAAGTAAATTAGATAAGTTATACACTAAAAGTGGGTTCGAACTAGTAGCAATAGAACAAAGATTGAATGCTGAGATTAAACCTGGTGTTAACTTCATTGGTTTTATTGATGTACTTCTAAAAGATAAAGTTAAAGATGAATACATTATCATTGATTTAAAAACTGCTACAAGGGGTTGGAGTAAGTATCAAAAGAATGATAAGGTTAAAACATCACAGATGTTACTATATAAGAAGTTCTATTCTGAGAAGTATAACATACCTTTAAACAAGATTAAAGTAGAATATCAGATACTTAAACGAAAAATAGCAGAAGGATTAGATTATCCTATACCAAGAATATCTAAGTTCGTTCCTGCAAATGGTACTCCATCTATGAATATGGCTTGGAAAAACTTTATGGGATTTGTTGATTCTGTATTTGGTGAGAATGGTGAAGTAATACAAACAGAGTTTCCTACTAATAAAGGTAAACCATGTGATTGGTGTGAATTCAAACAAAGAGGATTGTGTTCAGCTTGGAACTAAACTAAATTAAATGGTAGAACAGAAAGTTTTATTTACTGAAGAAGAGGTTCACAAAATTCGTGGATATGTTACTGAATTTAAAGATAGAATTGTTGGTACATATCATCCTAATATAAATCATGGAGAACATGACCCTAATGGAGGTCATAATATAGCAGACCATGTAAAATGGGATGCATCAACTGAATATGATTGGATGTATGAGAGAATATTTAATTGGACTACTGAGTTAAATCTACCAATTGTAAATTTGGGTTGGGAATTTATTATTCAAAAATATCCAAAAGGATTTGAATTTAAACCACACATAGATGATGTTTCAAAAGGAAAGACTAAACTTGGTAGAAAACGATACTATACAATTTTAATACAACTAACTTCAACTGATGAATATGATGGTGGTGGGCTATGGGTAGAAGATTTAAATAAAGTAGCGATACCCATAAATCAACAAATTGGGAATGTTTCCATATTTGGAAATGCTCAAATTCATTGGGTAGATTTAATAACATCAGGAGAACGTTGGAGTTGTACAATATTTCTTGAAAAAGGGTCATTGAAAAAAACTCTCATGTAATTTGATGTTTTATATATATTCATATATTTATATGTAATAACAATTAAAAAGGAGAGTTATGGCAGAAATAAAATTAACAACAGTAAAAATTATTAAAGATATTTATTCAAAGTTTAAAAGAATTTCATTCGATTCGAACATTACATTACAAAAATTAGTAAATCGTTCAATAGATAAATACATCGAAGATGATTCGTTTAGAAGTGAAATAAATGGTTATCAGAACCTACATGAAAGTGGTTCTCAATATTAAAAAGGAAAAGTAAAAATGAGTACAGAAAGAGCAAGCGGACCTCAGTTAAATCAACTTAGAGACAATTATAATGATTTAGTTTCTAAGAAAAGAATGGTCGGTAGTACAAAAAGAGTAGTTTGGCAATCTAAGAGAAGATTCGGAAACATTTAAAAAAATTATTAATTAAGGTTATATGAGTAAAAAGAAGAAAATTTTATTACTATCTGATGATTTACGAATGTCATCAGGTATCGCAACAGTATCCAAGGAATTAGTTTTAGGAACTTTAGATAAGTTTCATTGGGTTCAATTAGGAGCGGCAGTTAATCATCCTGAAAAAGGTAAAGAAATCGATTTAGGAAACGATGTTCGTAAATCAACTGGTATCAAAGATGCTTCTCTTAAAATCATTCCATGGACTGGGTATGGAGATGCTAATATTCTAAGAGAGTTGATAATGAGACATCAACCTGATGCAATATTACACTTTACAGACCCAAGATATTGGAGATGGTTATATGATATGGAAGCGGAATTAAGACAAAACATTCCAATTCTATTTTATCATATATGGGATGATTTACCAGACCCGGATTATAACAGAAACTATTATGAATCATGTGATTGGTTGGGATGTATCTCTAGACAAACGTATGGTATTGTAAGTAGAGTTGGTAACATTGATTCAGAAACAATCAAAACCTTAGAAGATTGGCAAGTATCTTATGTACCTCATGGTATCAATTCAGATATCTACAAACCAACAGAAGTTCCAAGTGATTTTAGAAAACAAGTTACAGGTGATAAAGATTACAAGTTTGTTCTATTTTGGATGAATAGAAACATTAAACGTAAACAACCATCTGATGTTATTTGGGCATTTAAGAAATTCGTTGATGGATTGCCAGAAGAAGATAGGGATAAAACTTGTTTGATAATGCATACTGCACCTAGAGATAAAAATGGAACAGATTTATTTGCAGTAGCTGATAAAATAGCACCTGGATGTGATATTAAATTTTCAACTGAAAGAATAACTCAAAAAGAACTTAATTACATTTATAATATTGCAGATTGTACAATCAATATTGCAGGTAATGAAGGATTTGGTTTAGTAACTGCTGAATCAGTAATGGCAGGAACACCAAGTATCGTAAACGTTACAGGTGGATTACAAGACCAATGTGGATTTAAATGGATTTCAGATGATGAATCTGTAAATGGTAAATATCTAACTGCAGAAGATTATAAAGAAATTGGTTCACTTCACAATTACAGAGATTGGGAAGATAAAGTAACACATGGTGAGTGGGTAAAGCCAGTTTGGTCAAGAGTACAAACAATGGTTGGTTCACTACCAACTCCTTATATTATTGATGATAAAGTAGATGTTCAAGAAGTTTCAGATGCAATAAGATATTGGTATGATAAAACAACTGAAGAAAGAACTAAAGCTGGATTAAAAGGTAGAGAAGAGTTTTTAGGTGAAATGGGATTGAATTCTAAAAATATGTGTAAAACACTTGTTGATGGAATTGAAACTACATTTGAAAATTGGAAACCAAAGAAAAAGTTTAACGTTTATAAACTTAGGTAATGAGTAAACCAATCTTTATAGTTAGATTACCAGGTTATTGGAATCCTAAACAATTTGATATATCAAGAAAAGCAATCTATGATAGAAGAGAACTATCAGATGATTATCATGTATTAGTATTATCTGATAACGAAATCGAAACTATAAGATTTGAATGTTATAACTCACCACATGAACCAGAAAAGTTAGAAGAGATAACAAAATTAACTCAAATATCAATCGAAAGATGTTTGAGAAACGAAGAAGAAAACCGATTAAGAGAATTAGAAAATGAATAAACCAATATTAGTATTTCAGGCACCAATAGCAACTAGAAGTGGTTATGGTGACCATTCAAGAGATATCTTGAAATCATTATTTGAATTAGATAAGTACGATGTTAAAGTTGTACCAACACGATGGGGAAATACCCCACAAGACCAAATCAATCCACAAACTGAGTTTGGACAAAAGATATTACAAAATATCGTAACTCAGATGGATAGACAGCCAGATATTTTTATACAAGTATCGGTTGCTAATGAATTTAAAAAAGTTGGTAAATATAATATTGGAATTACTGCAGGAGTAGAAACAACATTAGCTCCTCAAGAATTTTTACAAGGTTCAAATCAAATGGATTTGATAATTACTCCATCTGAATTTACAAAGGAGGTGTTGATAAAAACTTCTTACAGTCAAATCGATAAAAATACTAAACAAAAAGTAGGAGAATTAAAAGTAGAAAAACCAGTTGAGGTTTTATTTGAAGGAGTTGATACTACTATTTTTAATGGTAAATCTAAATCATCAATATTAGAATCAGTTGATACAGATTTTAATTTCTTATATGTTGGTCATTGGTTACAAGGTGAATTAGGACATGATAGAAAAGATACAGGTATGATGATTAAAACATTCTGTACAGTTTTTAAATCATTACCAAAAAATCAACAACCTGGTCTTATACTAAAAACTTCATCAGCTGGATTTTCTGTAATTGATAGAGAAGATATCTCTAAAAAGGTTAAAGATATAACTAAGGAGTTTGGTGATAAGTGTCCTCCTATTCATTTAGTATTTGGAGATTTATCTGAATCAGAACTAAATGATTTATATAATGATGATAAAGTTAAATCATTTGTAATGTTTACTAAGGGAGAAGGATATGGTAGACCACTTGCAGAATTTGCTACAACAGGTAAACCAATTATAGTTTCAGATTGGAGTGGATATAAAGATTTCTTACCAAGTGAAAATACTGTTTACTTAGAGGGTGAATTAAAAGAGGTTCATCAATCAGCACAAAACAAATTCTTGTTAAAAGATTCTAAATGGTTTTATGTAGATTATTCAAAAGCAGCAAGTAAGATGTTTGATGTTCAAAAGAATTATAAAAAATACCTAAAACAATCAGAAGGATTAAAAACAAATATTAATAAGAATTTTACATTAAATAAAATGACAAGTAAATTAGGTGAAATACTTGATAAATATATTAAACTTCAACCACAACCAAAGCATGTTGAATTAAAATTACCAACTATTAAAAAACTATAATGGCAAATTTTACAAGACAATATACTAAATTTTTAAAACCTGAAAAAAGAATTCCTCGTGGACAGATTAGACCAAGAAACATCTATCGTATAACTACATATAGAGGTGGTAGTCCTCCAACAAAAACGAATGAAGACTCAAGATATGTTTTTGTAATTGGTATTCTTGGAAATAAAATACATTGTATTAAAATTAATCCAATAAATCCATTACACTTTACACAATTGATTGGTAAATTGAGAGATAAGAGATTGCCTTTAAGTTCTGATTTAAAATTAGAAAATATGTTAAAAAAGTATGATAGAACTGGTAATTCTCTTTTTGATTCTCATATTAAAAATAATTCAAAGGTATATTCTCGTTCTTTAAATAATTACAGAACATATATTTTAAATAAAATTGTAAATGTATATGAAATACGATTTGAACAAGATGTATTGGAAGGATTATTTGGAGCAAAAACAACTTCACCTGAAAAGAGAGAGATATTAAAAGAAGAACAATCAGAAATAGACTCACCAGATGACAATTAGTTACGCAATTACAGTTTGTAATGAAATAGAAGAATTAACTAAGTTACTAAACTTTTTACAAACTAATATTAGAAAAGAAGATGAAATAGTAATTCAATATGATGAGTTATCTGTTACAAATGAAGTAAAAGAATATGTTACTTTAATGAATTCAATGCATGAAAATCATAAAGTAATTGGATTCCCACTTAATAAAGATTTTGCAACATTTAAAAATAATCTTAAATCTCATTGTAGTAAAGATTATATATTTCAAGTTGATGCAGATGAAATTCCACATGAATTTTTGGTAGAACATATGGGAAGTATATTAGATGAAAATCCTGTTGATATCGTTTTCGTACCAAGAGTAAATACGGTAGAAGGGTTAACACAATCACATATTGATAAATGGAAGTGGAATGTGAATGAAAAAGGATGGGTAAACTTTCCTGATTATCAAACAAGAATTTATAAAAACACAGAAGAAGTAACATGGATGAATAAAGTACATGAACGAATTACAGGTTATAGTACATTTTCAAACTTTCCTGCAGAAGAGCAGTGGAGTTTATATCATCCAAAACAAATAGATAAACAAGAAAAACAAAACGAATTTTATGAAACAATTTAAACCTTTAGGGGATAGAGTTTTGGTAAAACCAAACGAAGTTAAAGAAGAAAAATCAGGTGGTGGAATTATTATTTCAGAATCTATGACACATGGTAAAAAAATCCAAGGTGAAGTGATTGAAATCGGAACAGGTATATTTTCACAGAATGGAGAAAGAATACCAATGACTGTAAAAGTTGGTGATATTGTATTGTATGAAAAAGGACAAGGTACAAATGAAATTGAACTTGATGGAGAAACTTATTTATTATTTAACGAACATCAATTAATTGGTATAGTAAAGTGAAAAAGGTATTAGTAACAGGTGGTGCAGGTTTTATTGGAACTAATCTTATTAAGAGATTAAAAGAAGATGGTCATCGTGTTGTAGTATTAGATGATTATTCAACTGGTGATAGAAAAAATCATATAGAAGGTGTAAAATATATAAACGCAGATATTGAACAAATAGAATACATCAAAGGAAAAGATATTGATTTATGTTTTCATCTAGGTGCAGTATCACGAGTACAACCATCATTTGATGACCCAACAGAATGTTTACGAGTTAATGTAAATGGAACTGAAAAGGTAATGGAATGGGCAGATAATTGGGATATACGAGTTGTATATGCTGGTTCATCCTCTAAACACCATGACCCTACCGATTCACCATATGCTATGTACAAATATCTTGGAGAAGAAGTTTGTAAGTTATACAAAAATAGTTTTGATGTTGATGTTAGAATTGCTAGATTCTATAATGTATATGGACCAGGTGAATCATTGGATGAAAAATATGGTAATGTAATTGGTATTTGGAGAACCAAGAGTTTCAATTGTGAAAAACTACCAATTGTAGGTGATGGAGAACAAAGAAGAGATTTTACTCATGTAGATGATATAGTAGATGGTTTGATTAAAATATCAGAAACAGATGATATACATGAAGATGCATGGGAACTTGGGTGTGGTGTAAACTACTCAGTAAATCAGTTGGCAGGATTCTTTAATGAAAGATTCGAAACTGAAACAACTTACATACCAGAACAAAAAGGAAATTATAGAGAAACTCTTAATACCAATACAGATGCTATTGATAGATTAGGGTGGAATCCACAAGATAGATTAGAAGATTATATAAAAAGTTTATAATGATAGGAATCATAGGACAAGGTTTTGTTGGTAACGCAGTTTACCAAAAGTTTAAAAACTATTACGATGTACTTACATATGATTTAGATGAAACAAAATCTAATTCTAATGTAAACGAAATAATTTATAAATGTGAAAATATATTTGTATGTTTACCAACTCCTATGAAAAAGAGTGGTGAGTGTGATTTATCTATATGTGAAACAGTATTGAGTGAAATCGATTTAATCGTAGATAACTTGGAAACTACAAAAAATATTATAATCAAATCAACTGTTCCACCAGGTACAACAGAACATTGGAATTATAAATATGAATCATTAGATATCGTATTTAATCCAGAGTTCTTAACAGAGGCAAATGCTGTATCTGATTATGAGAATCAAGATAGAATTATATTAGGTGGTGTAAGACCTGCAACTACTGAATTGAAAACTATATTTTCAAAAGTATTTCCAAAGGCACATATAATCAAAACAGATTCAACTCATGCCGAGATGGTTAAGTATTTAACCAATACATTCTTAGCAACAAAGGTATCTTTTGCAAATGAAATTTATCAACTATGTCAAGTAGTAGGAGCAGATTACGATAAAGTAATTGAATATGCAACTTTAGATGATAGGTTAGGAAAATCACATTGGAATGTACCAGGTCATGATGGAGATTTTGGATTCGGTGGACATTGTTTTCCAAAAGATTTATCTGCACTTTTACATTTATCTAATAAGTTTGGAACAATTAACAATGTTCTACAATCAACTAAAGATACTAATGATGAAATTAGAAAAAATAGAGATTGGGAACAAATGAAAGGAAGAGCAGTATCATGAAAGTAACTTTTATATATGCATACGAAAACGAAGAATGGTCAACACCACTTGCACTTGCAACTGAATTTGGTACATTGGGTTGGGATGTTGAAATAGTTTCTATTGGTTCTAATAGATTAAGAAATTGGAATG